CTGAAAGATGGGAGCTTGGACGTGCAGTTTGACCCGCACGCAGACGCAGCGGTGGATACCCCGTACACGCTGAACATGGCACTTGATATTTATGAGGAGGAAAACAATGGCTGAGTACATCAATCGTGAGGACGTATTGAAATGCCTGGAGTATAACACGATTCAGAAGCCGAGTGCGAATGATGTTGTTTCTGCGACTCTCCGGGTAGCGCGGGAAAAGGTCGAGAAACTTCCTGTTGCACAGGAAGGAGCGCTATTTTCTTTCTGGCGCGACCCCGACAAGGATCCTCCGAAAGTTGAGACGGAAGTGCTGATTCTGTTTGAAACAGCCTGCGGCGGATATGGGATTACGACGGCCCACTACGAAGATAGCACTGTTTTGTCCGAAAAAAGCAAGTTCTACTGGGAAGAGATTTTCGAGTGGGGCACCTATGATGAAGAGCATGACGATTATCTCATCCCCAAAGGCTGGTGGGAATATCGCCATTTCAACCCGGAGGATGTTTACAATAACCGCGTGGATTCTCCTGTGGTCGGGTGGATGCCTTTGCCGCCGAAGGAGGTAGTGAAAAAATGAGAACGCTTAACGCTGACCAGCTGAAGGCCGTGCTGAGCATGGAAGGTTCACTGGGACATATCCACACGCTGGCAGATGTCGAAAATACGATTGACTTTCTTGCCAAAGAAGAGCCAGAAGCCGCAAGCGGTGTAGAAAAATTCAATATTTTCGATACCCCGTGGGCTGGAAAAATCCAAGCAGCATTCCCGCAGTCGTTCGTGAATATGCAAAATGAACTCATTTTCAGCCTGAGAACTGATTCCGGCTTCAGGCTGAAAGATGTGACCGACGAAACCCAGCTGAAAGCAAAAATTCTGGAGTGGCTTACGCGGACTGCAATTAAGGCAGTTTCACCCAAGGAAAGAAAACTTCATTTTGAGGGCATCAACAAGCTGCTGGGTACGAATTTTACGTTAGAGGAAATGATGGACATCTATACATATCTCGGAAATGGAATCAATCACGACCTTTGCGTGAAGTTTGTGGAGAACGGCTACGATATGACGATGATTCAAAAAGAAGGGTGAGCAAATGGATAAGCAAAAGATTAAGAGTGTTCCGAGGCTGACGACCGACAACCCGGTGGACAATTTTCAGACTGCCCTCAACTTTACTGACGTCAGCGAGGACGGCTGGGTATGGCTGCGGCAACCTGAAATGGCACTGACCGAGTATGCGCGGCAACTCGTCAAGGGGCATGGCAGCAGCATCGATCTGGGCTGCAACGATATGGAGCTCTCCGAAAGTCTGACCGATCACCTCTTCGACGACCCGAAGCAGAGCATTGATGGACTGATCGCAGAGCACTACACGATTTTGTGGGCCTACGCGACCCTGCGGGAAAAGCTCAAATGGTACGAGGATGCAGGAATCCCGGTCATTCCTAATTACGGTCTGAGTACCATCCGGCGGGCGATCAATCGGTACGGCACCGCCCCTCAGCTCCAGATGGCGATCAAGGAAATGTCAGAGCTCACGAAGGCGATCTGCAATCTCCAGCGGGCCGTAACCTTCAACTACCGCAACGGTGCGAAGATCAAGGTCGCCCACGAGAGCGTCAGGGAAGAAATCGCGGATGTTTACATCATGCTGGCGCAGCTCGTTGAGATCGTCGGCAAGCCTGAAGAGGTACAGCAGATCGTGCTCGAAAAGCTCGAACAGCTCAAAGGCGACCTGGACGGCGGGGAGGTGCAAAGTGAGTAAAGCTGTTTTGCTGAGCGTCCGTCCAAACTGGTGCAAGCTGATTTGGGCCGGGATGAAAACGGTTGAAGTGCGCAAGACCTGCCCAAAGCTCGAAACGCCGTTTAAGGTGTACATTTACTGTTCCGGCAATAGCGGATGGCTAATGAGGTCACCAAAGGGCTTGCGGAAGATGGACAGAAAAGTAATTGGTGAGTTTGTCTGCGATGAGGTTTACAAGGTCGATAGAGATAGCGTGGGGTTCAATTTTACAGCCCCAAGTCTGGATTTGCCGGTTTACACCATGCCAGAAAATAACGATGAGTACCGAAATGTCCAGCGAGAGGAACTTACTACTTGCCTGACCGACGAACAGCTCTCTAAATATCTTGGGATACACCCCGGCTGGGGATGGCACATTTCCAACTTGAAAATTTATGACCGACCACTCGACCTGCGAGAACTCACTGGCTTGCAAGAGACACGGTTTGGTATGCGGCCTGTGGAAATTACCAGCCCGCCCCAGAGCTGGCGCTATGTGGAGGATGCAGAATGTACGTCATGAGCAAAAAATGGGACTCCATTACGAACATTGCCCAGTGCACCAGCGTGTATGTGAGTCCCGAACACGAAATCAAAGCGGTTCCTACCGGTGGCGGCGCGGTATATCGTCTGGGTCAGTACGAAACGGCGGAAATTGCCCGCGCCGTTCCGAATGATTTGTATATTCACGTTGCGACTGGCTGCACCTACCAGATGCCGAACGACCAGAGGGCGCTGGTTCTGGCTCGCGGCATGAGTGATGAACGGCCTGAAAAGTTTGCCGGGAATGGCAAGAAGCCGGTGCGCAGGGGAGGATCCTGATGGAGAAAACAGGTGCGGTTCTCCCGTGTCCTAAATGCGGAAGCAGATTTCTGGCATGGGGGAAACCTTTTAGAAGTACGACGCCAAGCCTTATCGTATTGCTGGGGAGCCGTCGCAGAATTGTCTGCTGCATGATGTGTGGGTACTATGCACCCGTAAAAGACTGGAACAGAGAGGAGCAAGCAAATGAAAGCACACGTTGAACCTAAGAGCAAGGAATGCCCGTTCTGCGGCGCATCTACCTATGAAGTTATGAGTGGTACGGGCGTGAAATGTATTCGGTGCACCAATAAGAGAACTTGCGGTGCCATCGTCAGTTTCAGCAACAAAGACTGTAATGAACGCGGAGTTTCCCCGGTTAAGTACTTCAATCGGCGTGCGGAAAGGGAGAAAAAAATGAATCTGATTCGTGAAGTTATTTCAGACCAGACGGTGACGGCGCTGGCGTCTATTGTCCTGATCGTGGCCGCATTGCTCATGGCGGGCTGGTCCTGGGCTGTGAATCACATGGCGGGCCCGAAGGTCAAAAATGCAAAGGAGGGCACATGAAAGCACATCTGGCGTTCCTGTGCAATGGCCGGTGCCAGTGGTGTAAGAACTATTGGGACTGCAGCAAAACAAAAAGGCTCTTGGCAAAAATTTTGGGGTGCAAAGATTGGAGATGGCAAAACAGATGAAGAGCATTCGCCAGCAGCGGGCCGATGAACGGGATAAGACGGCGCAGATCTTCACTTGGTGTATGGTAGTGGCCATGCACCAGGAAGAGGGCATTGGAGCTACGCGCCTAGAGCGGGCCTGTAATGAAATGCACGAGTTTCAGCAGCGGTACAAAACAAAAATCCTGACCGAGAACCGCAAAAGCGCAACGGATGCTATGCGGGAGGACTTGAAGGGCATCTGTGATTTTGAGGTCCGGCTTCCGCAGACCAAGGCCCCGCGCAACCGCAAGGAAGAACAGCTTCGCATGGCCCAGAATGAGGGGGCAGAAATTGCATGGTTGGTTATGGCGGCGACAACGCACCTGACCTTCGGTTTCGGTAAGGAACGGCTTGCCCGCCTGAAGCGGGAAACGCTGGATAATTACCGGCAGTACATCGGATGGGTAGAGCAGGACGGTGAAGCCTACGCAATGGAGCTGCTTCGCCGCTGTTCGGAACAGGCTTTGCAGGAAGAACTCAAAGTCAACGATATGCGGGAAAGCAAGAATCATATCCTGCCCGGTGGCTTCGCAGAGACCCAGAGTGCGGATATGCTGCGGGCGATGGAGGCCGTATCGGCTAAGATGGCGGCAGAGCGGGGCATCAAGCGTGTGCCGCTGGCGGTTTTGAGTCAGAGCGAGGTGACCCGCAGGATGAAATCTATCTGAGTAATAAAAAAGAGGATCGCTTGCGCAATCCCCCGATAGAGCAAGTCTATTATACCTAAATTGATGTATTTTGGCAACGATAGAACAGGAGGGTGCGCAAAATGACTATCCCGGAAGAAATGATGGCCGTTATTCAGGAAACTGCAAGAAAGGCTGCTCGTGAGGGCGCCAAGGAAGTTATCGCAGAACAGACCCGCAAAGCCGCAGGCCGCTGTGACCGCCGACTTCGAAACACGAAGCTGTTGCTGAAAAACTATCGAATGTTCAAGAAGCACTGCACGGGCGCGGTCTATACGGACGAAACGGGTGACCATGACGGCAAGGAAGAAGAAACTGCGCTGGAACTGCTTGATATGATGCTTCAGCGCAATAACGCGATTACGGTCGAATCGATCCGCAACTCCTGTCGCCGTACAAAAATCATGGTTCGTCATATTGATTCGATGTTGGCTCTGTACGAGACGTACTGCGAACAGAGCAAGAATGAGGCCCATAAGCGCGGCTACCGCATCATCAAAGCGATGTACATTGACGACGAGGCCAAGTCCATTGAGCAGCTTGCGG